TATCACTTGCAAGTGCATCTAATGTTATATCATCTATCTCTATTTCTTCACGAATACATGTATTTAATTGTCTCGTAATTGTCTTGACTTGTTTATCATTAGGGAACTCACATAAAGTTGCAATTTGTCTTGCAAAATTGCATCTATCAATCATACTAACTCTATCACTCTTAAGTGTTACTTCAGGTTGGATAAATTTGCAGTTAAGTGTATCAATCAAAGTGAAATCCATAGGAACTGCAACTGCATCCCTTAAATCTTTCTTTGCAAAATATACAGTATGTGGTGCAATTACGATTTCTTGAAAAACTTCATCTGGGAAATCGTATCTGATGGTGTTAGGATTGAAACTATCAGTGCCACCACAACCGAGGTAATCACCTTGGTAGATATTATCTGTAAAAGGAAGATTATCAAGACAGAGATGCAAAATATCTGCCACTTTTCCTTTATGGTTTCTATCAACATCTGCATGGTTATGGTTGATTTTGATGAGTTTTTTGTTGAAGACACTTTTAGTTCCTACGAAGAATTTATTATTTGCTGGATTAGTTCCCCAAACTATTGCTGGAGAACCATCAATCTTTACTGATATGTGACTATCAGCAGTAAACCAATTTAACACACTTAAATCACCATTAAGAATGGAATCTTCAGGGTGTTCGATATGTTTGTTTTTCATAATAATAAACTCATAATAACATAAAAAAGGGGATATTACAACCCCCTTAGTAACATTTAAGCAAGAACACCTGCTAATTTTAATCCTTCTTTTACACCTGCTTCAAGTAATAGAAGTGGTAGAAGTATTAACGAGAATCCATCACGAGGATAATCATTTAGCAGAGACTTGACTTGTTTTGTCTCAACTTTAGGAGTTTCTGTTGGAGTTTCAGTCACTTTATTCACCTTTGGTTGTGTAACTTTATTTACACGATTAACAGGTGGAGTTGTAACTTTCTTAACAGATATAGTAGACTCCTTGATACTTTTTGGTGCAGATTTAGCAGTTTTAGTTGCTGAAGTTCTTCTGCGGGTTGCCATAAGTTTTCAATAATATAGAAAAAAGGTTTGAGGAGAGGTTCGATTTAAACTCGATTAGTGAACGAGACCCTTGCCTCCTCACTACTAGGACAATTTAGTCGCTTCAGTTAGTATTATAAAAACTTCTCAAGTGTTCCCCTTACTTCACCTATTCTGTTTTTTATTAAGTTACCATAACCCTCATGCAATTCACACCCTATGTAATACCTTCCCAACTCTTTTGCAACCATTCCTGTAGTTCCAGATCCCATAAATGGGTCAAGAATTATATCATTTTCTTGTGAACCTGCTAATATACATGGTTTAATTAAATCAGGTGGATATACTGCAAAATGTGCATCTTTATAACCTTTTTTGGTTATATTCCATACACTTCTCTTTCTTCTTGTTGGTTCTTTAATTGCATCAACATCAAAATAATAGTTTTGATTCTTACTCAATAAGAAGATATATTCATGGGATTTAGTACATCTATCCCTTACACTTTCAGGCATAGGATTAGGTTTATGCCATATAATATCTTGTCTTAAATACCATCCATCTGCTCTTAATGCAAATGCTAACATCCAAGGAATACCAATCAAATCTTTCTCTTTTAACCCATCTAATTTATTACCTCGTCTTGCACATTTGTCTGGTAAATCTTGCTTACTGTTAGACACAGTTTGTTTAACTAATCCTTGACCTTTTCCAGGTCTATAGTTATAATAACTATCACCCATATTCAACCACAATGTTCCATCCTCAGTTAACAGATTACGCACTTCTCGGAATACTTTTACTAGGTTTTGAATATACTCTTCTGGAGATTCTTCTAGTCCTATTTGACAATCCTCCGATCCATAGTTTCTTAATCCGTAATAAGGTGGAGATGTGATGCAGCATCTAGGTTTTTCATCGAATTCTTTAAGTGTTTCTAGACAATCACCAAATAAAATAGTATCTTTCATAATGCAATCGCGGGTTCTCCTTTATTAAAAATAGTATCTACAACTGCATTAATACTTTTAGATGTAGAAATACCAACCTTATCATATACTGGAACTACAACTAATCCAAATGATTTGTTATACTGTTCCAATGCACCAGGTTGAATTAGTCCATCATTTATATTTCTTTTGTCGTCATGCCTCAACCTAATTACACGACCAATAGTTTGACTAATACCAATATAATTCATATTTCTCATAAACAATACTGCTTCAAGTCCTGCTACATTAATACCTTCAGATAATATACTATGATGTAATACTACAAACTTTTTATTATTATCTTTACCCCAAGCGTTTAGTATTCTAAAGAACTTTTCACGAGATACTTTCTTACCATCTATAACTGCTCCAGTTTTTGATGTAATATACATCCACGAATATCCACGATAATGTAATACTCTACCAAAATCTGTTTGAGATATTAAACCAGTAATTTGTGATGTTCTTCTAGCACATATTAATACTTTACCTACCTTCTGTTCTTCAATAGTTTCTAACAAATTATCTTTATCTAACTCATAATTTGTTTGATTTCCTTTCACCATTTGTAACTGCTTCACTATTACTTTAGGTGGTAAGATCGTACCACTCATTACTAACTCAGGTGCAGGGACTTGCTCTAATACTTTACCATAAACATACTCATTATTCATTCCCTGAATAGTATTACTATGTTTAGGTGTTGCAGTAAAGAAATAGCACCTGCGATTACCAGATGAAAAATGTTCAGTAGCAGGGAAAAAATGTTTCTGAACACTATTATGTGCTTCATCAAAGTATATTGTATCAACAGGAATACCAGATTCTTGTATTCTATGTAATGAATTATATGTGGTAAAGATTATCTTATTCTTCTGCCAATTATCAACTACCCAGTTAAATATTCTACTGCTTTTTGTTGTAGTATAATGTGAAGTATGACCACTATGAACGTGCATTACTTTAACTAATAGATCATTAAGACCTATTATTTCTAAGAAATCTTCACTTAATTGTTGTGTCAATAATATGCGTGGTGCAACGACAACTATAGTTTTATTACTGCTACTAAATTGAGACATAGCATCCGTAATCATACACATAGTTTTGCCACCACCAGTAGGAACAATTAATTGTCCCCTTTGGTGCTTAAGCATTTCATTCACGACTCTTTGCTGATGCTTTCGCAATTTAATCATAATAATAGTATAACATAGTGTAGAACATAAAGTCAATAAAGACCACGTTGTAGTCCCTCACAGAGTCCATACAGTAGGGACAATTTACTCGCTTCAGTTAGTATTAACCTTTTCTAATTCCAGGATCATATTGTGATATTGGTTTCTCTTTACCTTGTTTAATATCTTTAACTAATCTTTGACCTGCTCTTGTTATCTTCTGTCTCTCTGCTGTAGTATAACCAGTTGCTTTTTGTTGTTTATACTTAGGAGATACAGTTTTCTTTGCTTTCTTTGATAGCAATTCATCTGCTGTTTTAGTTTTAGCACCAGATTTTGCTGCTCTTCGTTCTTTTGCTGCCTTACGTTGTTGCTCTCTTGCTGATAACTTAACACCCTTATCTTGTGTTGGTTGTTGTTGATACCTTGATCTTGGTTTGTTAGTTCCAATATCTTTACGAGGTTTGTAATCCTTTACAGGTGCAGTCTTTCCTCCTCCTACTGCCTTAACTTTAGGTTTCTGTCCTTGTTGTTGTTTTGCTAAATATCCTTCTCTTTTCTTTCTTGCTGCACGAATCCGTCCACCCTCACCAGGTGCCCTTGATGCTTGACCTTCAAGGTCTTTATCATATACTTCAGTTATAAATTGCTGAAATGTTTTCATTACTCACTCACCACAGATGCACCACTAAAAGCACCATTTTTACCATCAGTATTTACTATTCTAGCATCCGCAGTTGACTTGCTTGAATATACTTTTCTGTTGGCATAATCTTCATCCCATAGTGAACCACCAGTATAATATATGTCACCAATACCAGCATTATTTGGAATACCAGGTTTTTTAATGTGATAAGGCATCGTTCTATCTTTTTAGGTATTTATGTAACCTCCACATTAGGTTTGGAACCACCTTTAGAAACTCTACCTTCCTTATAAAAAGATTTAACTCTTTCTCTTCTTAATTTAATTAAACGATCATACTCTTTTTGCTGTTCTGGTGTATAAGCAAATGATTGCTCCCTCCATTGTTCTCGCAAAGATTTTAATTGTTTAAAAAGTTCAGATGGTTTCATGTTTAAAATGAATTGTTATTATATTGTAAGGACACTTTACTCGCTTCAGTTGTTAATAATCTGGTAATCTTCCCTTTTGAGATTTATACATCTTTGACAATTTATCACCATTATCCTCAATACCTGTAACATCATCATACTGTGAGTAATGTTGTATCTCTCTTGTTTCTCTATGTTTAACAAACTTTAATTCATGCCAATAATTTTCACAACACAATAACAATGTATGAACATATTTGTGAGGATCATTCTTTGACATACTACACTTAGGTTTAGGTCTAATCCCAGTTTCTATTGTAATATATCTTGCCACTGGTTTCCATCCATCTTTAACCCTTTTCTTATTATCAACTTCATCACCCTTAAAATATACCCATCCTTCATCTATTCCATTTTCACCTCTATCCCAAATGACAT